TGAAATACCATTAGAGTGGAATTGGTTAGTAGGTGAATATGAATATAATAAAGACGCAAAGAATGTACATTGGACTTTAGGTGGTCCTTACTTTGAAGAATATGCTAGAAGTGATTATGCTGATGAGTGGTTTGAAATATATTACGATACAATAAAGGTAGATTTAAAATGATATTAGTTATAGGTTGTGGTCATGTAGGAAATACAATTGCAAATAATTTAAAAAATGTAATTAAGATTGACCCGAAACTAAATGAAAACAAAATAGAAGATTTTATGTTTGATGGTGCTATTATTTGTTTGCCAACACCAACAGTAAATGGTAAACAAGATGATAGTTTAATAGAAAAGACTATTGATAGATTAGGTGATACTAGAATATTAATTAAAAGTACCGTCTTACCAAATTTATTAGACAAGTATGGTAAGAATGTTGTTTATTCTCCTGAATTTTTAAGAGAGGCACATGCCGAGAAAGATTATCAAAACAATCGTAATGTTATATGGGGTGGCGATAGAAGTCACATAGATTGGTGGATTAATAGACTTGAAGTAGAAGATAGAAACAATATGATTATGAATAGAAAAGACGCTAGCGTAGTCAAATATGTTTACAATTGTTTTCTTGCAACTAAAGTGGCTGTTTTCCATGAAATCTATAGTAAGTTAGATTCATCATTTAATTATCACAATATAATTAATACATTATCAGAATTTGAGAATATAGGTCCTAGTCATATGAAAGCAAACAAACTAGGTTATGATGGTAGTTGTTTTCCTAAAGATATGGAAGCATTTGCTAATTGGCTAGATAGTGAGATATTAAAGAATGTAATAAAAGTTAATAATGACTTGATAGGTGCCAGATGATAATTACACACACTTTACCATGGGACAAATGTTTATCACATCAACTTATGCCTGCCATAGAAAAAGGTTGGAAAGATACACCTATGAAACCAATACATTTCTTTTGGGGTTTAGCAGGTAAAAATATACCAGAGATACAAAATTGTATTGCTAGAGGAGAAGAATGGTGGTATGTAGATAATGGTTATATAACTGAACAAATTACAAGATATCCTGAACCTATTATAAACGATTACGATAAAACTTATTTTAGAATATGTAAAGGTGGTATTCACACCACATCATTTAAAGAACATGACGATAAGAGAATGAATACAGAGTTTAAAGGTTGGCAATCTGGTGAACATATACTTGTTTGTCCTTCATCTCCTACTGTAACATCACATATCAATGGTATATCACAGGAAGAGTGGATAAAACAGACTACAGATGAAATAAAAAATTGTACAGACTTACCAATAAAATTAAGAAATAAACCTAGACCAGGAAATGAATGGTGGAATACAGATATAAAAGATGATTTAAAAGAAGCTCATTGTTTAGTAACTAATATGTCATTAGCGGCTGTTGACGCAATAATCAACGGCGTACCATGTATTACACATAGTAGAAATGTAGCTGCTGGTGTTAGTAACAGAGATATAAGCTACAAGACATTAAATTATCCTTTTAAACCTGATGGTGATAAAATAAATAGATGGATTAAAATGTTGTCTTACAACCAGTTTACAATAAAGGAGATTGAAGATGGTATTGCCTATGAGATTCTTCAAGAACAAATTTAGATGGTTTGGATTAATACTTGCTGTAACTAGTGTTGCAATTTTATCAAGTGCTAATATATCTACTCAATGGGTAGGGTGGTCATTAAGTGTCGCAGCCTGTGTAATGTGGGTATGGTTTGGTTATAAAGATAAAGATTGGCCAAGAATGATTATGGAATTGATGTATATGTTTTTAAGTTTAAGAGCTGTATTTAATTGGTTAGGAATGTGATGTACAACTTTGCTTGTGTTTGTTATGGAAATAAGTATGATGTAGAGTATGTTCAAAAACTCTATAACATGGTGACTAGAAACACCACACATTTAATAAACTTCTATGTATTTACCGACCATGTAAAAATGCAAAAGATGGTAGAGGGTGGTAGATTATATGTTAAACAATTTCCCGAACATGATTTAGATGGTTGGTGGAATAAAATGCAATTGTTTCATCCAGATGTACAATTACCAGGCACCACTTTATACATGGATTTAGATGTAGTAATTACGCATAACATAGATGATTTTTTTACATATAAACCAGAAGCTAAGTTTGTAGGTATGAATGACTTTAATCCTGTAACAAAACAATGGAATTCTAGTATAATGAGGTTTGACCAAAGTCATTGGCATGACAAACTTTGGCGAAGGTTCAGTAAAGATAAGAGTAATCTATTAAGACGGTTTCCTGGTGACCAAAACCTTATTTCAGACTTTATTAAGAAAGAACCTGGATGTGATTCATTTCCTGATTCATGGACACAATCATACAAATGGTATGACCGAAGTGGTACCAGATACTCCAGAAGTGCCATGACCTACGAACACAATGGCGAATCGTGGGTTTCCGTGTTTCACGGACAGCCAAATCCTCATGAATCTACGCAGGAATGGGTAAAAAGCGCATGGAAATAGAACTTTCCTAGCTGTGCGTTTTGACGCACCTCTAAAACCCTTACCTGGTCTCAAAAAAAACTTCAAAAAAAGCGCCAAAAAGCGAAAAAAGTGCTTGCTTTCTATGGTGGATAGTGTATTATATGTGTATATGATAAAGAAAAAAACACTAAAAGAAAGAATAGAAGACGCCAAGAAAAGAAACTACTTGACTCTACTACAAATTTTTGATATAATAATAACTAACAAAGGAGAAAAACACTATGTCTAAAGTAAAAAACTATTATTGGGATTTAGCTGAGAAAGCTGTTGACGCTATCTTACTAGAACTTAAAAACAATGCAATCACTAAAGAAGCTGCTAAAGCAAAAATTATGGTTGTTGATAATCTTGACCTTGTCGGTATTGATGAAAACAATGTTGATGAAGTAATTGATATGGAATTAGAGACTGCCTAATGAGTAAACAAGGAACTATACATTTAACATACTGGAGAGAATACCAGGATCCTGAAGATATTGAATGGTTTAAAATTCACCATACTATCTTTAGAAATGTACCTTTATCTCAATTAAGGAGATTAAATTCAGAGACTCTAAAGAACAAGATTAAAAAATATTGTGATGATAGATACACAGAAACAGCTTCTAATGCAACAGGCAATTCTGGAGTTGACATTATACACGGTTCAGAGTATTATAGAACATATGAAGATGAGTTTGGTGACATTGCATATAGAGACAATGCATTATTTAATGATTATGGTCAACTATACAATACTAGACAATTTTTTAAACACGATTTTATGCCAGATTTTACAGAAAAATACCAATATAAGAATTTAAATAAACAATACGGAGGATACACTAATGATAATTAATATAGGTGATACAATCACAGCAAACCACGGTAGAAGTGGTGAAATAATTAATATCGGTATTGCTACTGAAGCAACTGATATAGCGGCTGAAAATGATACAGCTTTAAATGCAAAAACTTATGATACAAGTTTAGGATATACTGGCGCTATTACATACACAGGCGACAATGGTACTTACTGGTGTTATTTCAATCAAATTGAGGACAACTTAACTGAAAAAGAAAAATCAAATGTTGATATAGCAATAGAACAGGAGAACGAATGGTGGAAATAGTAGAAGAAGATAAAGATATCTTTGATGAAAATGATAACAAAATTGGTTATTGGAGAAAACTTGAAGACGGCGCTAATGGCGACAATCTTTATGAAGTTTACTTTGATGACAGAAACGATAAAGGCGATTATCTACAATCACAAGAGTTTGTGTCAACAGATGATGAAGCCGAAGAAACAGCATATGATTATGCAGAAAGTATATAATGAAATATAATGAAGATAAAATAATAAAAGAAATACACGATTACATAAAAGGTACTTATGGTGAACACTATAGTACCACAAAAGACGGTTTTCAGGTGCAAGATATGTTAAGACACTTGAATATTGATAAAGATTTTTGCCAAGCAAATGCCATTAAGTATCTTTGCAGATATGGTAAGAAAGCTGGTCGTAATAGAAAAGACCTTTTAAAGGCTGTTCATTACATTGTATTATTAATGTCAAGTGAGGACAAATAATATGTCAAATGATGTATTAGGTTATTCTTCACACGATTGGCGTAAACATACACATGACGCAGTTGTTGTAGATGATAGAGAATTTGAACAATTGAAAGTAAATAATAGTAGAGTTATATTTACTAATCCAAAGACATTAAAACAAGAGTCTGTTGATGTTTCCAGACTAATTAGGGTATTTGTTAACAATCAAGAAAGTCACAAAAGGAGTGTAAAATGATTGAAGTATTGAACCATATTGATGACCTAAAGAAGATTCGCAATCTAATGAAAACAGATGTGGACATGGCTATGAAACAATGTGAAGAGGCAATTGCTTATCACGAAAACAAGGTCAAAGAGTTTGAGAAGTGGGCTGAAGAAGAGTCTCAAAAAGAATATCCTTTTCCAGGGACCATTCCAGAGGGGGTATCATAGTACACGAAGGCTTCGATTCGTCAATCCTGGCGCATCCTGGCAGCTTTTCTGGCGAGAAAAGTCAACAAAAACACGCTTTTTTAAGGGCTTGCCATTTCCAACGAGTTGTGGTATAGTTAATGTTTAATTGAGAAAGGTAATATATTATGGCGTTTTATTCTAAAGAAAACTTGTACATTGAGTTTCAAGTTGCAACAAACAAAGACAAATCCAAGAAGAAAGAGATATACGATAATCGTATTCAATTCTGTAAAGACCATATAGAGTTGAGAAAAACCAATCCGTCTTATTATGATGGTATTGATATCAATTTTTCTAACCTGTTATCAGCGTGGTCTAGTGATAGTCCTATTGACGCATTTTACAAGACAGGTTTTGGTAAAACATTTGCCGAAGTACAGGCAGAATCAGAATCAGATAAGTTAGAAAAAGCGAGTGTGAACTAATATGGCTATTATCTATACAAACAATTCTAGTGG